CCCGCTTGGAACCATTCCAAGTCAAGGTTCTGGAGAACTGTGTCTAAAGACTATAGTTCTACCAAATCCTCTTTCTTAAAACAGTCGAGGGAGCTTGTAGAGATCTCACTCTACCAACTTTCCTCAGATTGACCTAGTAATAAATTACTTTGGACCAGGTTTGAAGAAACCTGGTTTAAGGAATTTATCAAGTCCAAACTTTACAAAATTCTTGTTCTCAGTATTAGGAACCTCTTTAGGGACCTCGTAATCTTTAGGGCCAATGGCCTTAACGATTGAGATCTTTTTCTGAGTCTCCTTACCTCGAAGAGAATCAATAAAGTCTAAGACTTTTAGAGGATTGTCAATGATGTTCCTCCGAAGATCCTTCGGACTTCTAAAGAATGTCAAGTCAGTCCAGACAGATTCAAGATCCTTCTCCAGATCAAAGATCTGTTGAAAGGTTAAATCCTTGAACTTTCTTGTTTCTACAAATTCCTCTCACAGCATATGCTCCAGAGCATTGAAGAAGCGTTCTCATTCCAAATATTTAGTTATTCTAAAATTTGTCATAAGGGCCATTCCTTCAAAGATAGAGGCAGGTACTGCGGAGAACTTGCTGAAGTCCAATTGCTTGATTTCCACATAGTCAGGAAAGAATCAGGATAAGATGTTATTCCAATATCTTCTCTCTCTTCAATCCAAACTAAAATGGAAACCAAGACTAGGAGTCTTTGGATCCTTCAAGGGTAATATAAGTTGATCAGAATTTCTCAGATCATTCACATAATAGTTATCCGACATTATTCTTTTGTACAACTTCTGACATCTCAGAAGAAGCGCAACTTTATAATGAACGGCCGCTATTCTTGCGAATCTTATATTTTTATGATACTCAAGTGTATCTTCCGAGTTAATATCAATCTCCTTACCGTTTAATACGGAATCGAAGGTTTGAATTAATCTCTTATGATCCACTGAATCTAACTTCTTTCCGAAGTAAGAGACTGGGTTTCTATAAAAATTAAAGAGAGAAATAAGCTGAAGTCAGCTTAACCCTTCCTTGTGCATCACTTTGGATGTCAAGTACCCTATCATAGAATGTAAATAAGCGTTCTTCCGACTATGTTGCAGTGATTGAACTATCAGGAAAGATTTTTTAAGATTTTTTCCAATTTTTCTATTCACTAGCTTTGTTGCAATGTTCAGTCTCCCAAAGAAGTTATTATTACTAATAAACTCCTTAAAAGAGAAAGCTGAAACATCGTAACCATAGTAGGATGTCCGTTTAGCAAATTCTACGACAGGTTTAGGGGATACGATACTTTTTGATTCGTTTATAGTCACTCCAAGATCCTTACATAAAGTAAGGTACCGGGAGGCTATAGACTTCTCAAAAAGAACTATATCATCACCTAGAACCACATACTGGTCGTACCATCCTTGAAATGTGGGGAACTCCATCTTATAGCAATATTGAACCATCATATGATGTAATAAGTTCAACATCGCTCAAGATGAAAGTGCACCCATTGGTTGACCGACTTTGTAAAAATATTCCCCCTGGGGTATATTATATTTATTATTATATACTACATAGGGACGGTCTACCAAGATCTTTAATCAGATATTTCCAAATTCTGAACCAAAGATACTATTCAGTAGTTTTGCTTGACAAATCGCCGGCAACCTATCAGTAGCCGATGATAAGTCAAACCCAAAGGATATTCCGTATTTCAGTGATAAAGATTGAGCATAATTAAATGCTTTCTCTTGATCATGAGTACCATCATTCGGAAGAAGTTTGAACAAATCAAACAACTTCAAATGAAGGGGCTTCAACAATG